GGAAGTAGTATATACGCGTACTTAAACGTAAGAGGATTAGGAAGAACAACAACAGGAAGTGAAGGTGACGTAAGTAGAAGTTTTAACGCAGTACCATTGCTTTCATACTGGGAAATATACAAAAATTACTACGCAAATTTACAAGAAGAAAGAGGAACAGAAGCAGAAGGAGTAGTGATACACCAAAGCTTAACAGATAACAACTTCGAAGCAGTAACAGGAACAAGCGGAGGGAATCTACAAAATATGTACTTCAATGGAGTAGCACAAGGAAACCCATACGATGGAACAATATCATTAAGTGGAATAACTGCAAACGATGGAGTAGCATTTAATGCAATATATTATTGGCCACATGATGGAACAATAGAAGGAGAACCAGACCTAAGTAAAATACAAATATTAGTGAATGGAACAGCAACAAACTTGGTAGACTTATGGACAACAGTAGAATTCGTAAATGCACCAGGATTCTTCGCACCAGTAACAGCATATGGAGGATATACAGGACCTTTAGGAAATGTAACGTTTAGTGGAGTAGGATATGAAGAAGTAGAAAATACTGTAGATCTAGTAGGAGCAGGATTACCAAGACTAAAAAGATTCAATCTATCAAATATTGATGGAATGAGAGAAGAAATCCTTCAAAATGTAGCAAGTGCAGCAGCAGTAGAAATAGACTATACAACAGATGAACCATATGGGTTAGGATTAGACGTAGAAGGAGGAGTAGCAGCAGGAGACTGGAGTAAACCATATTGTAAAGCAAATCAAGAAGGACTAGCTATCAAAACGTATCAGAGCGATTTATTCAATAATTGGATATCGACACGTTGGATAGATGGACCAAATGGGGTAGGTGAAGTGAGTGCAGTAGTAGTACAACAAAACCAAGCGGGAACAGATGATGTAATCTATATGGATAGCTTAAACCTACAACAAAAGGTATATAATATGCTAAATAGAATTGCAGTAAGTGGAGGAACATACGATGATTGGTTAGACGCAGTATATACACACGAAAGAGCAAGAGGAGTAGAGAGTCCGGTATATCATGGAAGCTTAATAAAAAATCTAGCATTCGAGGAAGTAATATCACAAGCAGATACAAGTATAGATGGAAATAATCAACCATTAGGAACATTAGCAGGTAGAGGACGATTAACAAATAAGCACAAAGGTGGAAGAGTTAAAATTAAGGTATCAGAACCAGCATATATCATGGGAATCATATCTATAACACCGGGGGCAAGTGGGCTCGATTATTCCCAGGGAAATAAATGGGATATGAACTTAAAAACAATGAATGACTTCTATAAACCTGAACTGGGTCAGATAGGATATGAGGAGTTGGTAACTGGACAAATGCACTGGGCAGGAGATGAATGTGATGCAAATGGAAATGTAGAACAGTTCAGTGCAGGAAAACAGCCAGCATGGATAAACTACATGACAAACGTAAACAGAACAAGAGGAAACTTTGCAGTAGGAAGTGCAACAGCAGGACCAGTAGGAGAAATGTTTATGACATTAAATAGAAGATACGAATTTGACAAAACAGGAATTACAGATCTAACAACATACATAGATCCTTCAAAATTCAACAATATCTTCGCATTAACAGACAGTTCAGCACAAAACTTCTGGGTACAAGTAGGAAACAATATTACATGTAGAAGAAAAATGAGTGCTAAAACAATACCTAACTTATAAAAAATAGAAATAATGGCATATAAATACAGAAAAGCAACGAAAAGCTTTATAGGGAGCGCAGACGTAAAAGAAGGCGAAACAATAGAGCAAAAAATGGCAAGAATATTACATAATGGAGAACCTATAACAGATGGAGCGCCAGAAATATACACAGAGCGTAGAGATGGAGTAGGAGCAGAATATAATATTCGTACAGATAGATGGGAAATGGCTGCAGAGGCTATGGACTTAAAATCTAAAAATATCCAAGCAAAAAGAGACGCTAAAGCTGAAGCTAGAAAAAATAAAGAAAGTGAAGCTAAAGTAGTAAAACTTAAGCCGAAAAAAGATGACGGGAAACCCGAGTCAACAAATGGCACGACGGATAATTAATTAAATGAATAGAGGGGGTAATCGAAAGTAGATAGATGAGCCTACTACGAGTAGAAAGCCCCCCTTATTAAAAATGAGTGGTACGCATTTGTTCATTATTATCGAGAGTGCAACCGCTTTAAAAAAGCGCGAAAAAATGAAAATAGTAGATGAATATCATACAATAGACAATAAGAAAATAAAATTTGAAATAGAAACAAGTGTAGAATTACTAAGAGACTTAACACACATGAATCATAACGACTTAGATGACTACACAAAATACAGAATGCTAAAAGCATTAGATAAAATAGAAACGTTTAACAAGAAAATTAAATAACATGGCAAAAGAATATATAGATTGGAATCAAAACAACTTCAATTCACCAAGTAGTGATGCAGTAGGAACAGCATTAAATATTGGAAATATGATACCAGGAGTAGGAGGAGCAATAGCAGGAATAGGAAGTGCAATATATGACCAATGGAACAGTGGACAACAATTAGAAGATGAAATGATGCTAATGGACCATGCATACCAAAATCAACAAGGACTAAATCAACAACAAGCAGCAATACAACAAGGACTAAACCAACAAGGACATGACCTACAAATGCAAATGTGGGAACAAACAAATGCACCAGCACAAGTAGCAATGTTAAGGGAAGCAGGATTAAATCCAGCATTAATGTATAAACAAGGTGGACCAGGAGGAATAACAGGAAGCCAAACCGGAGGAAGCGCACAAGGAGGACAAGCTCAAAAAGGACAAGCGATGCAAAGACGACAATTGATGGATATGCAAAACTTAATGATGAAAGCACAGCTAGACAATCTAAATGCACAAACTAGAAAAACTAATGAAGAAGCTACAAATATAGCAGGAGGGGAAAGAGATAAACTAGACACAGAAGTAAACGCATTAATAGCAAAAACAAAATTAACAAATGAACAAACAGCATACATAGAAAAAGAGTTCAAATTAGCATTAGACGAATTAGCGAATGAAATTAAAAGAACAGGTATAATGGACTATGATGCTAAAAGCAAAAGAATAGGAGCAGAAGCACAAAAATCTGGAGCTGAAGCACAACATAAAGTAGCAGATGCAAAAGTAATAGATACTCTAACTAAAAAAATAGAATTAACAGTAAGAGAAAAGATAGCACAAATGAATATAGACCAAAGTAATAAAGAAGCATGGATGAAATTTGCAAGTGATCAAATAGGAACACTAATAAAAGCAGGAACAGATATATTTAAGGCTATAACACAACTAGAAGGAGACTTAGCAAGAGCATTTGGGGACGTAATACCAGGATAATGTGCTTATATCCAAAATTAATAAATAACAGAAAATATGTAGCTAATAAAAAGAATGGGGGGAATATTCCTCCCATTCCTGACGAAAGAGTCAAGATCGTGACAGCTTCATGCGGAAAGTGTATGGAATGTCGTAAGCAGAAGATGCGAGAATGGCAAGTAAGACTAAGTGAAGAATTAAGAACACAAGAGTTACCGGCATGGTTCGTAACAATGACATATAGTGAAAAAAGTCTACAAGAACTAGACAATCAAATAGAATATGAACATAAAAAAATTAAGAGAAAACTATATAAGGAGAAAAAACTAGCAGGACACCAAAGAAATAAAGAAAACTACTTAGAAGGATATAATAGAGACAACGAGATAGCAAGATTAAGTGTAAGGAGGTTCACTGAAAGATGGAGAAAAAAATTTGGAAAAACAGTAAGACACTGGATAGTGACAGAACTAGGTACCAATAAGACAGAACGATTACACCTACATGGTATAGTATGGTGCCAAAACAAAGCAGATATAAAAGAAAGATGGCAATATGGCGGAGTATATATAGGAGAGTGGTGTAATAATGAGACGATCGCATATATAGTTAAATATTTAAATAAAAGTGATAAAATTCATAAAGAATATATTCCAAAAATGTTCGTAAGTCAAGGAATAGGGCGTAAATATCTAAACAGAAAAGATAAAGAATTAAACAAATATAAAGAAGGCGGAGGAACAGACGAATTATATAGAACGCGAGATGGATTAAAATTAGCACTACCTATATATTATAGAAACAAAATCTATACCGAAAATGAAAGAGAAAAATTATGGATTGAAAAACTAGACAAAGAAGAAAGATATATATTAGGAAGAAAAGTAAAAAATGAAGAAGATTATTATAAAACATTAGAAGAAGCAAGAAAAGTTAATAAGACACTAGGATATGGAGATAATAAAATAGACTGGAATAGAAAAGAATATGAACAAACCAGGAGAAACTTAAAGAGACTAAAAAGGATAAAAAAGCTATATGGATAGGCCAACGCGTAGAGATGCCTATCTCACTACGTGCAGAAATCTTGCAACAAGTTGCGCTTATGTTTAAGGGAAAAGTTAGGATAGTAAAAAAAAAATATTATATTAGCAAAAATTATTAACAAATTAAAAAGGCTCAAAATGGAGAAAAAACTACAAGAACAAATCAAAAATCTTAAAATCGAAAACGATAGGTTAAGAAGTATAATAATAGCACTTAAACGAGAAAAAATATTAATGCAAACAAGATAACCGATTAAAGCAAAAAAAAAAAAAGAAAGCAATAATCGGTAATAAGGAAATCGCTAACGCTCAAAAAAACGCCTGGGGCGAAAAAACGCGTCGCTACGCTCCGCGAGAGGAAGGGAAAATAAAAATAAATAAATAAAATAAAAAGAAAATAAGAAAATAGAAAAAGACCCAAAAAAACCCACCCACCCTTGTAAACAAGAAAAAAAATGAAAATAATAAGATTCATAATAAAAATATATCAGATAATAACGAGAATAGGAAGCTATATAGACTTTAAAAAAATAGCAGATGACTTCAAAGGAAAAAACAATGTGGAGAAGCGAGACAGTATTCGCAGACCTAGAGACAGGAGAAATAATAAGTCCAGAACTCCTTAAAAATGGGACATATCATTTAATTAAAACAAACAAATCATTTAGAAAAGATGGAAACACAAACATTAGAGAGTACCAACATGGATGCAAAAGAAGTAAACAACTCAAAATCTTCTGAATTAGTAGAAAGATGGCAAATACCAAATAGCCCATTTACAGTAATAACAATAGAAGGAGAAAAACACTTCGGAGTAATGGGAGAATACAGAGTGACAGAAGAAATGGAAAGTAGAGGAGCAGTAGAAGATGAACTAAAATGTATATCGTGGAATAGAATAATTCAAGTAATGATGATACTAGACCAAATAAGAAGTAAAGATAAAGAATTCGATGAAAAAGTAAAAAATCAACTTAATAATAAATAAAAACAATGAAAACAACAATCGGAGGAGACCGCCTAGGATCGGGATCAAAAAGCGAGGTAAGTGCAAGAAATTATGAAAGAAGCACACATGACCTCTCGTACAAATGGAGAAGCTCAATGGCAAGTGGTACGCTAGTACCCTTTATGAGTGAATTAGCATTACCAGGAGACACATGGGACATAGACCTAAACTGTGATGTGAAAACACTACCAACAATAGGACCATTATTTGGAAGCTACAAAGTACAGTTAGACATATTTGAATGTCCAATAAGACTGTATCAAGGAAAACTACATATGAATATGATAAATATTGGTATGGATATGGGAGCAATAAAACTACCTCAATTTAAAATGGTAGGAACATTCGACCCAGACAAAATTGATACTGAAGGAGATAATATGCAAATAAATCCTAGTAGTATATACGCGTACTTAAACGTAAGAGGATTAGGAAGAACAACAACAGGAAGTGAAGGTGACGTAAGTAGAAGTTTTAACGCAGTACCATTGCTTTCATACTGGGAAATATACAAAAATTAC